CGACGCTCTCCCCACTCTGAGCACGGATTGGATGGAACAGGGCGAAGCCGAAATGAAGCGGACTCTTGCGGTACAGTCTCAGCCGGACTTTATTGCAGACTTCTACTTTATGAACAAAACAACGCGGTGTATGCCGGTGTACAGCATTCCTGGCCTCATCGACCATCACTAAAGAAAGGAGACAGCCGGGGCAAAACCCGGCTATTTTAGTACATGTCATTTTTAGCAGCACTAGCAACAGGAGCAAAAGTACTAGGTGGCGTAAGCGGCCTCATAAACGCCGGAACAGGCATCTTCAACGCGCTCAAAGGCACATCCGGCAGCGGAGCAACAAGCTCAAGTGGATACCAGACAAGCCAAGGCGCAAGCGGCTCAACCATGACCGGCGAAAGCGGCGTAAATGTTGACCAAACAAAAGACCTAGCCAAATACTTCTTAGGACAGAGCCAACAAGCACAGGGCATGCAAAGCCAACAAAACAACAAAAATTCTCTCTTGGCACTGGGATTGAACACTCTAGGAGCTATCCAGCAGGGCGTTTACAATCGTATCCAGCAAGACGCAGCAATGTCCTACAACTCCGCAGAGGCAGCAGCTAACAGAGCATGGCAGGAGCGAATGAGTAACACAAGCTATCAGAGGGCAATGGCCGACATGAAAGCAGCAGGGCTTAACCCCATACTGGCCTATGCACAAGGCGGGGCAAGCACTCCAACGGGAGCACACGGAACAATCGGGCAGAGCAGCATAAGCGCACCAAGCGTTGGAACGCAGTCGGCAAGTATGCCGACAATCTCCGGCACAATGGCAAACTATAGCCGTCAAAAGGCCGAAAGCTGGTCGTGGACAGACTCGCACGGAGAGCAGCACAGCAGCGGTTACAACAGCTATCAGACGGACTTCCCGGACTTGACCGGATGGCTCAACCAAAACAACAACAGCGGCAAAAGCACAGCAGCTGGAGGTGGCAAAAAAGATAAACAAGGCTTCGGCGGCAGCAAGGGAGGAAGTTTTAAATGAGTTGCGCAAGACCACTCATCAGAGTATACAATCCAAACGACCACAACATAACAGGGTCTATCATGACCTTGGAAACATACCGCGAAAGAGCACACAATCCAACAGCAACGTACGAAAGTATCGCATACCGCACAGACGTGATGCTACTGCCATGCGGTAAATGTCTGGGATGCAGACTCAGACAGCGGCAAGACTGGGAGACGCGAATGTTGATGGAGTCAAAAACACTGACGCCGGTATGGTTTTTGACACTGACGTGGAATCAAGAGTATGTGCCGGGTATGGTAAGAGAAACCGGTGAAATCATAAGAGGCGCAGTACATCAGTGGACGACCGGAGACGCACCGGAAGTTGTGCAAATTCTCCTACAAGAGGACATGGTACGCTTTAACAAGAGGCTGAGGAAAAAACAAGAAACGTCCAATAAATGGGGCTTAGACCTGAGATATTTTTACTGTGGCGAATACGGCGAAAACACGGGAAGACCACATCATCACGGCATTTATTATGGTTTGGAGATACCAGACCTCAAGAAAAAAAGGGGTGATAATCCGTACTTCGAAAGCGAAGAGATAAACAAAATATGGGGCATGGGTAACGTCATCATCGCAGAGGCATCACCGGAAACGATGGCTTATGTAGCAGGATATGTAACCAAAAAGACATACGGAAACGACAGCAAAAGGTATAGGGAGTTAGGTTTAACACCGCCGTACTGTTGCATGTCAAGGAATCCGGGTCTAGGCTATGACTACTACACGAGCCATAAAGAGCAGATGTACGCAGATGATGGGCTATACTTTAACGGTAAAAAAAGGCCGATACCAAGGTACTTTGATAAAAAGTACGAGAGCGAGCAGCCAAAAAAACTATGGGAGACAAAGCGCAAGAGACAGGAGAGTGCAATCAACGCACTAAAGCTCAAAATGAGCAATACAGGATTGACCATAGAGCAGGAAGCAAAAGTAGAGGAAGAGACAAAGAAACAGAGATTTAAAAAAGCCAAAGGGCTATTATAGTGTCAGTGGGCCTAATCCTATCAAGAAGAGGATTAGGCCCACTATTTATTTTCGCTTATTATATATAACTTGTTGTAGTCGTAGTAGTAGGGGCTGTGGAAAAGTTGAAAACCATAAATTTGAAACGTAACATCGTAAAAAAAAAGCACATTTCATTGTTGAAAACTTTGTTGAAAACTTGTTGAAATGTTGAAACACTTTACCAGACTAAAATCTATTGCGTATAACGATGTTGAAAAGTATGTGGAAAATGTTGAAAAGCATGAGTTTTCCACAAACTGTTGAAAATCAGAATTAAAGGCAGCACGGCAGTCAGCCGGAAAGTCACGTCATGCTCTTCGCACGGCGCACCGCGCCTACCGCATGACATTCTAGAATAAATTGCAAAAAACTATTGACAAATCCCAAAAGTGTGGTATAATATAATCAAAGAAAGGCAGGCAATAAAAATGAGAAAGCCTAGACTGAACGAAAACACCATAGCAAAACTCGAAATCTACGGACAAGCAAAAAGCGGCAAAAACTACTACCAACTAATAGACTACATTGATGCAGCCGGACACCCTTACACAGAGCTTGAATGGACGGACCTAAAAACTGGAAACATACAAACATTCGACTGGGAAGAATGTACTAAAGGGGCTTGACAAGCCCCTTTTTTTTATACAATAAAAGCAGAAGGGAGATAAAAATGTACGATAGAGCATATTATGAGCTGTATAAAGGGTACAGAGGGCCGGAAACACCGGACGAATGTGAATATTTCATCCGAAAACTTTACAGACAACTCAAAAGAGCGTATACTGTAGAGGAGGCGAAAGCCATCATCGAAGAAATCTACAAATACAAAGACCAAAAGGCAGAAATGGAGGTGAAACAGTGGCGATCATCAGTATGAAGAGTATCGAGAAAGCCATCAAAATCATGATGGACATTCTCGAAAAGCTGGACGAAATTTATCACGCGCTGCACGACAAGGAGGATGACAGCAATGGCAAAACGCACGAAAATGACCAGCAGTAAAGACAAAAAGATCTTTACTCAGACGGCAAAAAAGACCAAGGCCGTCAACGTCAGTCCGAAAAACATGAGAGGAGGCACCAGACTGTAATGCTGAGACATTATTATGCAATCTATGACAAGGTAGCCAAAACCTTCAGCGGCCTTTTCGAGCAGCAGAACGATGCAGTTGCAAGCAGGCTCTTCGAAAGCCAGCAGAAGAACAAGGACAGCTTTATCAGCGTCAAGCCGGAAGACTTCCGGCTGCACTACATCTGCACCATGGAGGACGAGACCGGCGAAATCGTCGATAACGTCAAAACGTGCGTATGTGAGGGCAAACCCAATGAGTAAGTTTCGAAGCGCGTACAGCGGACAGGTAAGGCATACGAGCCTGACCGGCAACGGCCACGAGCCGGAATATGAGTACAAGGTAACAGACGAAGGCCGGGAACTGGTAAAAACCGGCGAAACAGACGTCTATGCACTCATTCAGAGTCGTCTGGATGAGACCAAAATCGAAAACATCATCAAGCGGGCAACGTATGACCCGACTGCACTGGGCAGTCAGGACTGGCAGACCAGCGAGACAATGACCGATATTTCGGACGCACCAACAAACTACCACGAGTGGTATGGGCGTATCAAAGACGCAGAAGCCGAGTTTGACAAGCTGCCCATCGAAATCAAAAACAAGTGGGACAATGATGTAGAAAAATACATCATGGCCTATGGAACCCAAGAGTGGGCAGACAAAATGGGCATAGCAAAACAGAAAGCCGAAGCGGAAAAACCGGCTGAAAAAAGTGAGGTGAAAGAATGAACCGCAACAGTGAATACAACTTTGCACAAAATCCGCAGGTCGGAGTAAGCCGCAGCCGATTCCAGCGCAACAGCGACAACAAAACGACCTTCAACACGGGCGACCTCATCCCAATCTATCTGGATGAGGTGTTGCCGGGTGATACGCACCAAATCGACGTTGCCTGTGTCATGCGAATGGCGACACCCATCTTTCCTGTGATGGACAACGCCTATTGCGACTTCTACTTCTTCTTCGTGCCTAATCGCTTGCTCTGGGAGCACTGGAAGGAGTTTATGGGCGAGAACAAGGAAACAGCATGGACGCCTAAGACAGAGTACAGTGTGCCGCAGGTGACGGCACCGACCGGCGGATGGGAAGAAGGTACGCTTGCAGACTATCTGGGTCTGCCTACCAAAGTTGAAGGCATCAGCGTAAGCGCTTTGCCTGGCCGTGCATACGGCCTAATCTACAACGAGTGGTTTCGAAACCAAAACGTCACGCAGCCGACGCTCGTAGAGGTGACAGACGCAACAACGACCGGCAAAAACGATGGCAGCGGTACCAACGACAGCGCTATCACGCTGGCAAAGCCTCTCAAGGCAGCGAAGTCGTTTGACTACTACACCGGAGCACTCCCGGAGCCTCAGAAAGGCGAACCGATTATGATTCCGCTAGGCGGAGACGCACCAATCGGAGCAAAAAGAGAGAACGGAGACGAATGGACAAACTTAGCGCTTTCTAACGACCGAGACTTAAAAATAGGTGGACCAACCGATACAAGTTTTAGCCGAATCGTAGGGCTGGACACAGTAGCAGAAATATACTACAACGTGTTCGAAGGAAGCGCAAACAAACCGGACGATAAAAAAAACGCATACCTATATGCAGACCTGTCAAAAGTCACAGCAGCAACCATCAACCAGCTCCGTCAGGCATTCCAGATTCAGAAACTGCTCGAAAAAGATGCACGAGGCGGCACGAGATACCGCGAAGTGCTGCGCGAGCACTTCGGAGTTATCTCTCCTGACTCTCGTATGCAGATTCCGGAATATCTGGGCGGCTACAGAC